CCTGTTCAAAGCGCACTTCCGCTAACCCAGGAGAATCAGTCTTAGAGAGAGTAATCGTTTTAACAATCCCAGTGTCCTTTCCTATCTGATAGTGCCAAATTCCTCGATCATGGTCGCCAGGAACTACAGCCGGCTTGTCAGGATCGGGAGGGTCGTCTTCATAACACGTATCATATGCCCCGCCTTTACACCCTCGCATGATATTAGTAGGCTGAGTACGTGCGGCAAAATACGTAAGGTAGTTAATTTCATTCTCTATTCCTAAACTGGGGCGTGGCCCGCCACGCTCTCCCATAACGTTAAGAATGGGGCGGTGACCTATTCGGTCTACCTCTAAACGACGGCGGCCGGTTTGCTTACACCAATATGTAATCTCGTCATCCTTATCGTTCGTGTATGAAGTGATGGCATTTTGGCTAAGACGCGTTTTTTGTTTGGCGCGATTGTCATAGCATACATCACTATTTAAAAAATCTCTAATGAATTCGTTAAAGAACGCATTAAGAAAAACAGGAAGAGGCCACTCAGCTTGGTCGCGCTTGAGAACCTTCTCAGTCATCCATTCCATAAAATATTTGACTGAAATTGGGAGATCTCCCAAATTAAGCGTCTTAGAATCTAAATATTTTCCTTTAGAATCGGAGTTAACGATTTCAAGAGGCCCTAACATAATGCGCATGCGTTTAAAGTTTTCTTCATATCTTTTATAGTTATCTACTTCTTTCACTAAATCCTCTGCGGTCACCCAATCTGATTTAATCTTAGGGAGCTTCCCTTTGGAGCCAAGTGTAGTTTGTAAATCAACTAAAGTTTCTCCTATACTCTTAAGAATGCTGTCTACTAAGTCCGCTACATAGAAAAAAGAAATAGTTTCTATAGGGTTCACGCTCTGATCAATCATCGCTTCTTTTCTCTTAGCGCCATCGGGATCGCCTTCGTCTGGTGGATCTACTTTTAGATCGTCCTTGATCACTCCTATCATGCTTTTAGCAGTCTCAATTTTTCCTGTTAATTGATCAAGATATTTCTTGTCAATCTGCCCAAAGGGTCCCTGCATTTTGTAATTCTCTAAATGCGTCAAAGGAATGGTTAAATACTTTATCTTGTCAGCGAATAACAAGTTCTTTATCACACTCCTCATGGCGTTTTCTTTTTCTTGATCAATTTGTTTCTTGATATCGGGATCGTTTTTAAGCTCGCTCATTTGTTCCGAAGCGCACTCCGCGTTCATCTTTTTGTAAGCCAGCTTTCGAACTAGTTGGTTCGTAGTAATGCCTGTGTCAGAAAAAATATTAAAGTTAGGTTGATCAAAATAATCTTCAACATACGCCAAATAATTAATTGTAAAAGTTACGCGGCCCATATCATCAAAGTCAAAGGTATGAACAGTTGGCGTTAAATTAAGACTAATCGCAGAATCATAGATAGAATTCAAAAGAGTGCCGCTAATGGTGTGACCGGCGGGAAGAGATGCTTGATTTGTCGGGAGGGCCCAGCCCACATTAGCCTTCAATCGAAAAAGAAGCTTCGACAAATTATCTAAAACCACATCTCTTTCTTTCGGGTTAACGGCCTCTACAGCATCTGCCATTTGTTCATAGCTCCCCCCTGTTTTAAGAGCCAAATCAATATAAGAATAGGTAGCGGTTTCTCCATCTAGTGTAGTGCCAGTGCGCTCTTTTGTTAGTTCGCTGAAACTGTTGGCAAACAGGACCAGCTTTGCTCTAATGCTCTTTTTAATTGCGTAGGGGTTTTCTGCTTCATACGCAAAATCAAAACTTTTAATACCTACTCCGTGCCCCCTCATTTCTCGGGTGTTCATAAAATCAGTTATATCTTCGGGCGTATAATGGGTATCGAATTTCATTTCTAATTCTTTTTCTTTATGATCTTTCGAATCGGTTGTATCTAAAATCACTTTATGTAAGCGGATCATGGGCTGCAACGCCGAAAGAGCCGAGCCGGGCATTTCAAAAAACGTTTCTTTTGAAGGGCTCTGAGTGAGAGTGTTGATCAGGCCGAAAGGATCTCCATGTACAAGTACGCACCTGTTTCCTTGTGCTGTATTGTCAGGAAATTGTTTGGCTTCGCCCTCCACTGTCGATTGGTCTAAGCCTAGTTTTATGTGAGCCAAATAAAAGATATTGGCCAGCAAAAAACATTGCTCTTTAAATTCGATATCCTGGCGTATGATTGCTTTGCCATCATATATATCACGTTGGACCTGCTTCCGGTCATCGAGAGCATCGAGGGCGCCCTTGGAATCGCCCAGCAGGAATTCCGCCGAATTGACGGTATCACGTAAGTCTATGGCATCGCTGTGCTGTTTGATCTGGCGGACAAAGTAGGCGTCAATTGTGTCTTTTATCTTTTGGCATAAATCGTCACCCGAAATTTGCGAGCCACCTTTACACGGACTATAGTTGTAGTCAGACCATTTTCCTTCCACAGTTGCAAGAACAGTTGTGCCGGTGGTAGCAGCGCTTACACCCTCCAACCATGCGGCGCCTTCGGTGTTACCATCGGCGGTGAGGGTGTCTGCTAGCAGGGTTTTGACCTCATCACCGGTACCGGCTTCCCCGAACATGTCAGCCCTCTCCGCATCGAGGCCGGCCGCCTCTGCTACCTGTGCCCACCCGGTTGGATTATCAGCTGTCAAACAGCCTTCCCACAGAGAACTACCGTCTGACTTCAACAGCTTTGCAACCTCAATCATGGCGTCTGTGGCCAGTGTGGTATTCGGGTCGCCCAGGCCGCTGTTCATAAAACTATTAAAGTCGGTTGTGTCGCCTTTGATGTTCTCGTCGTTTTCGATGTTCTCCTTTTGGCTTTCGAACGATTCTTTAAGGCCGGCCTCCATACACCGAGCAATCGTAGAAGACTCGGGTGTCACACCCCAACCCTTTGACTTGTGCTCCTCAAAAACTGGTGGTGACGACGCATCGTCACCAAAAGCTTCGTCTAACAATGCGCGGAACTCGGAGTGGCTATAAGCGGTGATGGCCATATTCTTTTACACTCCCAACACAGTCAGCGCTCTTTCAATATTCAAAGGAATCGAAAGAGTGGCGCCAGTTTTAATATCAGCTTCAATGCCATAACCGTTCCACCACGCGATGACCCACCAATATTGTGGATCCCCGTAAAACTTGTGGGAAAGATTATATAGTCTATCTCCATATTTCCATATATGATTGGAGGTTTTCGTGCGGGAGCGCTGGGTGATTGTAGGATTTTTTAATTTACCTGTAGAATACTGCACAATGGCCTTGCGCCCTCTCGACTGTCGAATGGGTTCGTAGTATTCACTGTTGTTCACTATTATTTTTCTGTTGTTATATCGTGTTGGCATTATTTATTAGTTCCTATTAATATTATTCATCTGCGTCATAGGCGGTCGAGGCGGCGACCGCTGCTTTCGCTGCGTCTTGGCGGGCCACGTATGCGGCGTAGATCTCCGCTGTGTCCGCCGAGTGGGTGGCGCCAGCGCTCGTAGCTTGCCGTACTTGCTCATCATATTGAGCGGTTGCACTGTCTTGCGCCGCTTGATCGCTGGGCTCTTCTTCCGCTGTAGCCGCTGCGGCTGTTTGTTCATCTGACAAAAAAGCGCTGTCCTCGTCGGCGTCGAGGCTGGCGCCGAACGAACCAGAGCCAGCGGCCCCCGCATTGGCAGCAGTCGCGTCGTTCTCTTCAAATTCTGGAGCATGATAAGGGAACCTTTCGTCGGCAAACACCATATCACCAGTAGAGCTTTCTTCCCAGCCAACTGTGTGTTCGTGGATAGGTGAAAAGTCCAAGTTAACTTCTATCAACTTGGGCAAGACAGTATTGGGTGCGTGTTCGATAACCCCATGATCGGGATTATCAATATTGTGATTAACAGTAAGATTGTTAACAACTCCTAGAAGCCCCAATGAGGCATTGCTATCACTAGAATATTCTTCAAAGTATGTGGCGCTATTCACAGCTTCGTCGCTCTCCGTACCTTCTTTGGCAATGTTTTCAGTATTCACATCCTCAGAACTCGCCAAGTTCATTACCTTTAATCTCATTAAGGGAGACTGTGAAATGGTATTGGCGTTAGATATATCTGTATAGGTGGGATACAAAAACTGAACAAGAGTTTGAACTTTTGCCAAGTTTTCGTAGGCTTCACCGGCAGAAGCGGCCGGGATTTTAAATGCCAAAGTAATCTTGCGCTGAGTGTTTTTGAACATGTAGATAGGATCGGCGCGGCCATAAACGGTTTCGGCGGCCCAATCTGAATTATAAGTTTCATTAAAGGATGTAATAAAAGCTTTAAAATACACAGATTTTGCAGAGGGCAGATGGAAGAAGGATAAAACAAAACCATTGTTGGCATACGCATCTGTAACCCCAACATATGAAGTGGGTTGTTCTTTGCCGTTCTCGCCAGTACCCTTAATAGTGGGAATAGCGTATCTTTCAAAACTAAACTTATTTCTTTCGTCGCCCATAATTTATTGTTCTCCTTGTTGGGTGTTGTTATTATCTGTTGGCCTCGTCAATTCGGCGGCCACGCCACGTCTCAAAAATAGTATCGAGTTTTTCGTCACCAATATGAATATTTATAGGCACTTCGGCTTCAAAGTAAATCTTCTCAGGAAGGGCTGCAGTGGCATTTGTTTCTCCGGCCGCCAGTGTACCAAAAACACCTGCTGCCTTCATATCTAGCGCCGCTGTGCCTACCGCATCTATTGCCGCTTTCAAGGCGAAAGACTTTAAGGAGCCCACTTTGTCTACCGCACCTGCAATACGCTCGATAGCGCTAGCAGTTTCATCTAGATGCGCCGTTTCCGACAATTCAGCTAAGCTCACAGTGAGGTCGGCTATGTTCTGCAGCTTCTTCTCGCTAACAAGTGCCAGAGACAACCCTAGAGCCGCAACGCCCACAGCGAACAGAACGAGGCCGTAAGCTCCCAGCACCAGAAACGCGACACCTGTGCCCATGGTAAGCACAAAAGCACCGAACGCATCCAATTTAACGGGATCTATATTTTCCATCGCCGCACCCAGGCTATGCGCCATTAAGGCAATTCCTGCGGCAGCAAGGAACACTCCCACACCCACCAAAGCTATGGCCTGTCCGAAGGCCAGCATAAGGCCGGCTGCGGCGACACCCACGCCACTATATACTAACAGCCCTAACGCCAACATTAAGACAACGAGGCCGGCGCCAAAAACTAACAGAGTATCAGTAAAGGCTTGAAGTTCTGTGTCGGTCATGCCCTTAATTGAATCTGCCAGCAAAGCAAACCCACTTGCAGCTAAAAAGACACCTGCGCCAACCATAAGGATCGCTGCACCAAAGGCCAGCATGACGCCAATGGAAGATGACATGCTACTTGTGTTATTGTCCAGCTGGTCAGTATTCTCCTCCAGAAGCTCGTTCTCTATTTCCTTAACTACTACGCCTTCTGCTTCAGCGAGAGTCTCGGCTTTTTTGGCAATAATTCTTTTCCATATGCCGGTTGTGCTAAGCGCCGTCCTAAGCGCGCCGATGGCCGCTAACGTATTGTGTGTTATCATTAGGGCGCGCCAACCAACGAGCAACCAAAATAGAGTTTTCACCACTACAGCATTTTCGGCTAGCGCGGTAGTCCACCTGTTCAATGTCTCGGCCACTGGAATTAATGCCCCGCCAATATCGGCAATGAGATTCTTATAAGTCTCCATAATACTTTGTGTTTCTGCCATCCGCTCTTTCTGTTCTATGATAGATTCTGCACTTTCGTTGCCGGCGCCGGCCAAGTCATTTAAATCGCCTGACAGCATGACTGCCAAGTCTCCAACGTCCGAAAGCCCCAAAGCTTGCGTAAAATACTGCTTCTGATAATAGCTCATATCATCAAACGCCAAACCACTGTCTAACATCGAATCGCGGATCTGTTCAAACCTTCCAACTGGATCAGTTTCCATCATCAGGTCCATAGCGTTGACCATATTGCCGCCCAAAGCAGCGTTTAACTTACCAGCCTGTTCGGCGGCGCCTTCAAAGGTATCGAATTTGTTAGTGATGGCTAAAACCTTTTCCATCTCCATACCTGTGATCTTTTGAACATGTTGTAGGTCTTTAAAGGTGTCAATAGCCTCCGTGCCGAACTTGGCCAAGGCGCCACTGTGCTGTTGGAGTTGGTTAAAATACGTTTCTTGGTCAACGCCAAGGGCTCTGGCACTGGCAGCCAGTTCGCCTATTCGGGAGTCCATAGTGGCGGTGGATTCCCCGAACATCTTAAGAGAGCTTTGCATGATTTTAGTGCTTACGTCCGTACTAACACCCAACTCATTAAAGCGAGCTACGGTATTAGTAAGGGAGCGCTGTTGTTCCCCGCTCATCATGGTGAAGTCGGAAACGTTTCGTATAAGATCTTGAGTAGACTTGCTAGCGTCTTCAATGGAAACGCCCAAGTGGTTCATTTCTGTATATGTGCTGCGAATTTGATCGCTATATTGGTCGCCTAACTGAAACGTCTTATTAAAGTCCGAGATTGCTTGGTCCATGCCAAACATGGCATCTTTAGCTGATTTCCATAAAGAGGTCATCATACCTTCGATGCCGCCCAAAAGCTTCTTATGGCCAACGGCGAGCATATTGCGGTTTTCTGATAACGCAACTGCTTTGGCAAGAGCGTTATTTATCGCTGATTGAAAGCCTGTTTCGGTGCGCACCAAATCATTAACTTCTTCGCGTGCTTTGGCAAGACCTTTGGTGGCAGCTAACGTTTGGGCTAGTTTTTTATAGTTGCTGCCCATTTGCTCATAAAGTTCTTTTTCTTGTTTGTTTAGCTCGCGGCCTTCGAAGACCTTATTCATCAAGAGTTGAAGAGTGTCGGCGTGCTGTTTGGTCTCCAGTACTGCTAGTTCTCGACTTCGTTCGCGGGTTTCATATCCTGTCTTAGCTTCTTCGTTTGCCTGTCTAAGAAGATCAATTCTAACTTGGTTCTTCTTGATATTGTCGCTTAGCAGTTCATTCGTGTCTTTAAGACTCTCATTGCGTTCTTTAGCTAGCTGGAGGAGCGCTTCAGCTTTAGACTTGCCCTCATCTATTAACTTGTTTAATCGTTCCTGTTCAGCTATGTTTAAAGTAGTTTCGTCAATGGTCACAATTGTACCCTCTTTATCTACAAATAATTAGTTATAAGCAAAAAAAGACAAAGCTTTTAACCTTGTCTTCGTTTGCCGTACATGTTGGGAGGCGCTTGCGGCTGGTTCTGAGCGCTCAGCGTTTGGGAAGAACTTCCCCCTCGGCCTTTTGAGGCTTTTTCATATGCCTCGTTCTCTTGCTGTAGCTGTCTAATGAGACGTTCTGTAAACCAGTTTCGCAAACCAATCGGCAGATTGTAAGCTTCCGAAAACGACCATCCCCCCGAGTATTTTAAAAAGAAGAACTGTTCATACACGTTCTCCATGTATTCATCGGTCAGGCCAAAAAAAGTCCGCCGTAAGCGGCACCTCCATTTCCTGATCATAATCGCACTCGTTACATTCAAAGTGTTGAGCGAGATCGACATTTGGCGTTGCTAACTTATACATAAGTCGAAGGTGTCTGGCGTCTGCCGAAGGCATGTTTTCCACAGCATAGTTAATAGCTTGCTGCGTTTCATCTCCGTTGACAGAAATAATAATTTGTTTCAGTTGTCTCGTAATCGAATTTTCGTTTTGTCTTTTCTTGCGCGCATTCTCTACTTGGTTGATAAGATTCTTTTCATCCACCCCTGTTAATAAACGAAAGTGTACTTCTACCTTGGTACGCGGAAGAGTGGCGAGAAAGGTACCATCTCCATTCGAAGTAGCCTCTTCGGCGCGCAAACCACTTCCATCATAAACCTGCGCCTCGTTTAAATCAAAACTATATTCTTGAGTAGCGCCACAAGCCGGGCACGAAACCTTTGTTTGGTATTCTGCGCCGTACCCCGATACCCGGGTAGCAATCAAAATTGCGTTACGATCTCCTACCAGTAAGGAGTTAGTATCAACAGCCTTATTAATCACAACACTCTTTAATAGTCGGTCTAGCGCGATACCCTTCTTTAAAAGAGATCTCGACGTTAAAAGGTCTTCTTCTTTTGCTGTCATTTGCTTGATTTCAAGCGTGTTTTCCCCGTGAAGGGGGTGTCCTTCTGGGTAATATCTACCCTCCGAAGGCAAATCGATAAATTCGGTAGGGACAACAAAAGAGAAACCCTCCGAATCATTATTTTGCATGAGTGGCGCCGGGGGAGTGTCAGCTTGCTGCTGACGTGCGCCCGTGCGCTCTTTATTTCTAGCCAATATACACCTCGTTATTTAATTGTCTATTATACGCTGAAGAATTCACTGGCGCCGGCGTTCGTAACTGTCGCAGAACCGTCTGTATTGCTTGTCTGCAGGCGCGCCCAGTCGTACTTAAGGGTAACCGACATTTCTGTCAGGTCATCACCGCCATACTCTAAGTCGCCATACTTGACTTCGCTAATCCATGAGTTCCAAAGCGTCCACTTTTCAAGCTCGTTGCCATCGGAATCAATCTGCGTCACAATAACCGTACCTAATGCACCAGCAGCCTTAGCTTTAGACATTGTGCTCAAAGCAGTAGAGTCTACCGGTGGCGTATATCCTGATAATACCACAATATCGGAAAGAGTTGCAGCCATATCTGGATTAACAGGATCCACAAGGGTAATAGCCACATCCTGCCATGTAACGGAGCCAGGATAATAGAACGTATGGTTCAAATACTTGTGCTCAGCAGAAGCAATCTGAAAAGAAGGCTTCGCAGCCGTCTTGGCATACCAAAGCATAGCACCTCCCTGTGGCGACTGAATTCCCTGGAACTCAACCGTAAATCTAAACTTTCTTTTGGGATCTTTCATGGTCGTGTCTTGACCAAAATTTTCTGACCAGAATGGCATAATGTGGAACTCCTGTTATTATGTTCTAAATTTAATTAGTAAGAGGGGGGAAAAACTCCCCACATCTTTTAGTCATCGAAAGACGCGCCAGTGGACATGATAACAAAGTCGATGGCAATGTATTCAATGGCCCTTGCAGGCTTAATCATGATCTTTGCATACAAGATGTTCTGATCGATTAAATCTGGCGTGGTAGTTGTATCATCAAGGATGAGTTTATAATCTGTGATACCGAACTGGGTCTTAACGTTAGCCAGGAAAGGCTCAATAAGACTTGTGAAACGGTTCCACGTAGCTTGAACGTTCTGCTCAAACAAAATCTGTGTTGAGAGAATAGAAATCTGCTTCTTAAGGTAGATAACCAGTCGTCTGACATTAATTCTGTCAAGAGCGGAGGCACGTTCCTGCAGTGTCTTCTGTCCGAAGACCACGATGCCGCTAGAGGGGAACGATGCAATCGGATTGATGCGTGCCTCATAGAGCGTGTCGCGGTTTGCAGACGAAAGTCTTTCAGTAACATTCGTAACCGGGATACCAGCCGCACCATCAGTGAGGCCGCCACGGTTGAAGCCGGCGGGCGCGAACCAGATAGCGGTTTTGCGCTCAGAGCTTGCAAGAACACCCATCATGGCTACCGAAGGCGGTACCCAAAGAATGCGGCCGGAGTTTTCATCGCGTGTCTGTACCCACGGATAGAAGGTACAGCCATAACTCGAATCTAGCCTTCTCGCCTTTAAGCTCGATGCGGCTGCAGTCGGAGTGGTGCCAATTCGGCTGGATTTGTCTGCATAGTACCTCTCAGAAGAGGGAATATACACATCTGCCAAATCAACCAGCGCCAATGCGTCGGCGCGTTCCGAACATACATTAATCATATGTGTAGTCAGCGCGTCTGTGGTGAGGCCGGGGGCTGCCAGAAGGTTCATATTAATGTATTCTGGATCGGCAACCGTGTCAATGGCGCGCTTATACGTATAGTATGCATAAGAGTTGTCTTCCGTCGCGCTAGTTCCCATTCCAATATTATAGAAGGGATCTGGCTTCGTGATGTCAACCCCGTCGAAACCACCCCAGAACGGCGCAGTAAAGCGGTTATAGCCCGCATCAAGCAACGTCGTATAGGTGTTACTATCACGCGCTGAAGTACTTGTACCGGCGCGCCTAGAGCCAGATGCGTAGGTGTAAACACTAGCGGCAGAAGCGCTAACGTTGTCCATCGAGAAGATGTACGAGAAGCCCTGAATGGCCGACGATGCCGACAAATTATATGCTGTCGCTGTTGTATCAACTGGAACGTTGTTTGTCTGACCCAAGTCGATATACCACAATCTCTGCGGGGCGCCGACACTAGCGTCAGCGCGTGTGGATGTGGTTGTGCGTGTCACCTCAAAGCCAAAGTAAGCCTTGGTAGGATCCGACAATCCACCATCTGTCGCCTGACTGCGCAGCCGCACAGACGGAAAGCTAAGAGAAGCGGTCAAGCCTCCATGGCCTGTATAAGAGGCCGAAATCATGCGGCCCGCAAACTCGGCGGCAGTGGGTGACCCTGGCAGGGTCGCCCCCAACACCACAAACCTTTGTGCCAACTGTGCCACAGAGCCGGTTCCAGGGAGGTTCCCTGTATCGCGGAGCTTCGGAGGTCCGTAATAACCGAATGGAAGGAGGACCGGATCAGTTGCGCCGGCTTCCACGTCCGCATTCATTTCAATTCTCACAAACTTCGACTGACTGTCGAAATCTCCGTAAGTCTTAAGGCTACGCGTGGTGGTATCCCACTTATCATACTTGTCGCCAATCTTGCGCGCCACATAGTTGGGCGAAGACGGATCAAGCGTACAGTTATCAAATCGCTCCATAACCACAACGTTGCTGTCGGTGTCCATGAGCGAACGAAGAACAACAGAGAACGTTCCATAATCGCTCGTAGTCGTGTTAGACTGCCTAACCTTCTCAATGGAGACTTTCACGTTCTTGGAGAGCCATTCACCATGGCCGCGCCCAATCAAGCGAAAGAGCTTCGTCGCGTTGGCGGGCTGATAGGCGCTGTAGGTGCCCAGGTCCTGACCAATAAACCAACCAGCAACAGCTTCCTGAGAAGGCTGTCCTTTCATCTTGTGAGGGCCGGTGGTCTCGGCACTTCCAGAAGCAAGGCCAGCAATCAAGCCGATAAGAATACCGCTCGATCCGCCCTCAAGACTTCGCTCGCGAAGCTCTTGCTCAAATGTCCCACCAAGCCAGTAATCTTCGTAAGAAGCAGACGGGTAAAAATCGCCGCCTGTGGAAGTAAGCTGTGGGTTTGTGTTAAGACGCTTTCTAATGAATAACTCAGAAGAATCGTTGAAGTTGATTGTAAACTTCTTTTCTCCAGCAGTAATTCCTCGAATAACCAAATTAAAGTTTCCAGATGAATCGCTCTCGATCAAAGTGGAAGAGGCAACCGCCGTTGTTGATAAGGCGGTGGATGCACCGGCCACTGAGCCCGATAAGAGAACTGAGCCACTCTGAACATAGACGACAGCCGCCAACTGGAGGCCGTTCGTATCACCCGTCAATAGACCAGTGGAGGAAGAGGGGGCAACGAAAATGCCATACGCACCTCCATCAGAACCTGTTGTTGGTGCGCCGGTAGTCTGCCATCCCGCCATGGCGTCGGCAGATCCCTCGTTATTCGCTGACTGCTGTCCAAGAAGTCGTACATACGTGAGAGGAGCAACGTTTGCACGGAGGAAAGCTTTAGCAGCGTAAGTCCCATACATCGGGGACTGAAGGTTGCCGTATCTCCAGATATCGCCGCCGCCTTGTCCTGCGACAGTATCTCCGAACATCTCGACAAACTTGGAATACGATTCTACGGTGACAGGCTGCATTGCTAGGCCGCGTGTTGCGCGGCCGATAACGACGGGCCCGATTGTATCGGCCTTTTGAGGTAAGAATGAGTTATCAATTTCGTTGATAAACACCCCAGGAGATACAAATTTGAAATTCTTAATTGACATTATTGGTTCCTCTCTTTAAAAAATAGAATTAATTGGTGTCACAATCATACTTTAAATAGTATTTTGGAATTCAAAAGTCTTCAGGAACTTCAATAAATTCTAACTTTGAGTTCAGGAAGTGATAGTATAGAAACCTTCTTCATCTTCCTGCACGATCCCTTCTTGGGGATAAGTCACTTCTACAATGTTTTCATCCACCCTTACGATGGGCCGATCATCATTTTCGCCTTCGCCAATAAGATAGCCGAGTACTCTTATAGAAATCTCTGACCCAAACATCCGCATATCTTCTCCTAGGCTCGCCACATTATTAGTGTGAGTGAACCCCTGATCAATAAAAGCTTCATACATATGCCCGTTGCGCCTTAGCACGAAAGCATTCACTTGTCCTGTCCGCGTCATGAATGGCGCGAGAAGCTCATTCATCTGCTGTTGGTACTCAGATTTGATCTGAATTTTATATTCTATATTAACGTAAACCGGGATAGGAATAGAGACGCTTTGCACAACAATCTTTTTGTTTATTCTCGGATAGTATTCTTGTTCTTTAGTAGAGGTATAGTTTCCCTGTCGAGTATTTCCTACAACAGCAAAATTTCGCGTCTTATCTTCAACTATCCTTTTGGCGATTACCATGCGACCTGTGCGGCCATTTTTATCTTGAGAATA